ACATCCTGAACACGGTGGTCCACATCCTGTTCAATGGTTTCCACATCCTGAACACGGTGGTCCACATCCTGTTCAATGGTTTCCACATCCTGAACACGGTGGTCCACATCCTGTTCAATGGTTTCCACATCCTGAACACGGTGGTCCACATCCTGTTCAATGGTTTCCACATCCTGAACACGGTGGTCCACATCCTGTTCAATGGTTTCCACATCCTGAACACGGTGGTCCACATCCTGTTCAATGGTTTCCATCTGTTCCATTTAGTCGGGTTGGTCCGATGGTTTCATTTTCTGAATCAGGAATATCTGGATTTCTGGCTATGATTGATCAATCAGAACCATTGCGTCAATCAGGTCAATTTGGTCAATTTGAGGGTCAATTTGACCAAAACTCCCAGTAAATATCGAATATGGAAATTTTTCCGTAAATATATTATAATTTTTAATTTATTACTTATAATTCTTATGATTTCATTCTTGAATCTTTTGAACTATTTCTCCGCGAAAGTATGTAATTGCTACATTGTCAGAACAGATATCGATAGTTTATTTTGTGAAATGAAGACGGAACTTTCAAATTTGTGTAAAAACAAATTAAACTTAACAAAATTGTTCATTGTGTAAATAAATCATTTACAATGATCAATTTTTATTTTATAAAAATTGATGGGTTCACTTTACAAAATTTATATGGTATTGTTAATCAACTTTGAAATTATGCAAAAACATGCAAATTCAACAACATATCTCAAAGCATTAGAAGGCTTTATGAGTAGGGCCGACAATGAAAAATCATCTGTTGTTCAAACTGTGGATGAACCAGCAGTTGTGGGACTACCAAGGTTTAAGGTTCATAATTCGAAAAAATCTATTTTGTTTGCTGAACCTGCTTTTACACAGCCGACTTACGAAATGGTTTTTCCGACATCTCCAAAACGGACTACAGACAAAGATAGTTCAAAGGTTCAACTGGAATCGTCGCATGTGCGTCCTGAACCATCTTTGCCCGAACGTGTCAGAAAAACTGTTTGCGGTTTGCTATTAAGACCAATCCAAGTCATAACTTTTTGTTTGGCTCTTTTTGGACTGGGATTTCCACAAACTGCAGTATCGGCTCTTTTGACAAAAATGAGTCTCACCTGCGAAAAGAATGGGAACAGTATGGTCGACACCAGATCAATGCGTGAAAACCTCGACCAGTTTGTCAAATCTCTCGTGCAGATGAAGGAGATTGTCGACTTTATTGTCGCAGTCATTAACACCTTGAAGAAAAAGCTCATTTTTTGGACAATGTTCAGGAATCAGTCTTCACCTTACTATATCAAAACAACCCTTCCAAAAGACATTCTCCAATCAGTCAGAAGATGTTTGACTATACTTGGATTTTCAGAGGGAAATCAATTGATGAATGTCCCTTCAACTTTGACTTCTTTGTCTGCATCTCAGCTTTTGGAACAAATTTGGACTGTTGTGTCCAATTATGATTGGGAGTCCGCTCCACAGAAGCCAGCCAAACGTGGTCGCGAAGAAGAACAGCCTGATGATGCTCCTCCCGCAAAGAGAGAGCCTCTTTCCAACGAGCAAATCATTAAAAGTGTTCTAACACAAATAATGAAAGCTCTTTTGAGTGGTGGTAGTCGGATTTCTCTTCATCAAATCTTTCAGTCTGGGTTCCTCGATCTGAGTCAAGACCGCTTGCGTCAAGTCATGGACTTTTTGTCCAATACTGACAATGTATGGTGTCTTCACCGGATTCTGATGGAGATGAAGAGTCTCATTGTCTCTTTTGAAGAAAATGATGTCTTCTTGTCTCTTGGCAATGACTTCAACTTTTTGGAGTTCAATCCACAGCAGATTACAATGCTCTTCAATAGGCTTTTTCTTGAATCCATTATGATGCGTCAGACAGCTTATCAAGAGCTTCATGAAGAGGAAGTCCGGAGAGAGCAAGAAAGACGGCGCATTGAGCGTTTCATAAAGGCTCTTTGGACTCTTTGGAAGACAAACGACATCAATTCTTTCTTCCAAGAGTTGATTGCAGTGTGCCCAGAGTTCAACTCTTATCGAACAAATTGGAGTCTTCTCGAAGTTGTGGTTGATGAGTTCAGACACTGGATATACAATGCGACCACTCGAGCTTATCACAATCGCGAGTCGTGTGAGAATCCTCTTCAAGAGTTTCTTGAATATGCGACTATCCGCGGAGTTTTCTCTCCAAAAGCACCAGTTCGTCAGAACATTCGCATCTGTGAGTATAGCTCAGACAGCTGTCCATTTGGACCAACGTGTTCTGGTGCTCATCAAGGCTTTGTTTCTTCGGGATGGAGGAAAGGAAGTGTTTGGGGGACGTGCTGTCCAGAATACGCCGAGAGAAGGACATGCCGGAATCCGCACTGTTGTTATGCACATTTCACGGGAGATGAATTCAACCGTGCTTTCAGAAATGGAGGCAAGGATTCAAACCGGATGAGGAATGACCTCATTGCCCAAGCCTACATCGCTAAACGCCAAAGGACGGCTGACTAAGTTTGGACTTTCAATCCAAAATAAAATATGTTATAAATTTTAATCTAATAAACAATATGTGGAAACTATTGTTTATTTTTATTTTATTACTGATACTTCTTATGATATTCCCCTCTAATAAAGGCACAGTAGAAGAATCATTCACAACCCCCGTCGCTTTACACGTCCCATCCGGAACAAATCAGGACGGTAAGCCATTTTTCATAGGTAATTTAGAAAACAAATCAGACCCGCCAATTGTTCCAAGTTGCGGGAAGTATGAATTTAGAAAACCAGAATTTCTCTACGATGGCGTATGGAAACAAGATTGTAAAACCGCCGACAGTAATAAGTTCCAAGTCTGTAATTCAATCGTCGCCGACGCGGACTTCCCCCTCAATAAAAAAGGCTACATCTACGCCGGAAATCACTTCTTTGATATACCTAAGCAATTAAAACATGAAATAGTTTCCCCACCAGACTGTCCACCAGATTCCCTCAATGAATACAACATAGAACCGGTGTATATGGAAAAACCGACACAGCAAGACGTTTTAGGAATCCAGCCAATGGAGAACTTTTTGGAACCGTTTCCAAAAGTGAGAACTCAATAATCAAAAATCAAAAATTATTTTATTCATAAAAGTAAATGGATTTATTTTATTTGATTATTATAATTGTTGCTTTAGCCGTTTTCTTTTTAGACCGCTCACATTCAATTATAGCCCCACCAACAGAAACTAAAAAAGAGGACTTCACTGATTTTCCATCTGAATCACTCGGTGTTGATTACTCTGCTCCATCCCCTGATCCAGAAGCAAGTCAAGGCGCAACAAATATTAAGTTCGAAGGAACCCCAAGGTGGTCGAGTGCTTTTTCAAAATTTGGGCCAACTCCTCCTAACCCTCGCTGTAATATAACAGTTATGGGTGAAAATTGCTCAAATTATAACTATGATACGACTACTAATAAGTTTCAATCGATTTGTCAGAAGTCAGTGAATACATACCCGAACAAGCTCTTCCCCGATTATGTAATGGGACGCTCATTAGCCCGTGTCCGCCAGTGTAATAACCTAATTAGTCCATGATTTACATGCCTCTAATATAGATTCCCTTATTTCGTTCGGTATAAAATTGAAATCAATGAGCTTCTGATTATTTTCAAAGAGTTTCCTCTTATCACTCGTATTCAGCCACGATTCAAATTTGTCGCGATTTTGAATCAGTTCTGTAATATCTTTTTCTGACATATTTCCAACGATTGACGGTATATTATCACCTTCATCACCCCTCAATATTTTACGCATTAACATTTCCTGCGAAGTAGTCTCCACTTTTGAGTTTAGGAGCTTGTTTTGAAGGGACCATATCAACGTCTTATCATTAACAAGCTGTAAATAATCATTGTCATTACTTATAATAACAATCAGACGACTCTTATCTTGGTTATATAGTTTATTTGCTAAAACCGCGATGATATCATCCGCCTCTGCATTTTCAACTTTCACTATCTTGAATCCGTGTATTTTTTCGAGTTCGGGATATAACTTATTATAAATGTGTTTAAATATATTTCCGATATTATATTTCTTATTTTTATAACTACATGTGTTCTTTCGAGTTGCTTTATACTCCGGATAAATTGACATTCTCCATATAGTCTCGCGGGGACAATCGCGAACAATAATCATATTCTCCGGTGGGACTGAATATATTGACTTAAATTTTAATAAACTTTTCATATATGTTTCATTAAAATACTTCATAAACACCGGATTTTCAGACCAATCATAATCATCATCCTCTTCCTTCTGATAAATATTATTATACCATATTAATGTTGAAAAAAACCGGTGAAACGAAACATAACTACTATCTATTAATAAATATGGCTTTTTTGTATTTCCATTTATTTTTTTTTCATCATTCATAATACTATTGTTAGTATATATTTATATTTAAGCCGTTTTACGTGAGCGCTTTCTTTTAGAAAGCCCATCTAAAAGTCTTAGTAATTCAGTTTCTTCTTTCTTGATATCATTTGAAATAACAGATAATGTATTCTTCTTGTTATTTCTCAATTTATTCATATTTATAGTCTTCGCTCCTCTCATGAAATCATCATGCCCACCAATAAAATTATCTCCTATAAAAACCATTGGAACCATATCATAATTATTGATAAATGGGTTCATCTTCCTTTTGAAATCAGCAAATGATTTTGCGAGACCTTTATTAATTAATTCATCAATATCGTGATATACGGACCCCCTAATATTTTCAGCGATGTCTTTCATTTTTGCGCAATATGGACAGCCTTTAATTCCATAAACAGTAAGCTTGTTCGTTTTAAGTGGATAAGGAAAATTGCGGTTCGTCATATAATAAGTAATATAAAAAAAATTACATTATATATAAAAATGGAAGATAGTTCTTTTTATCAATATGACAATAATATTTATTATATAACGTCTTATAAAGCAAAATACAATGTTTATCATATGTCATCAGTCATCATTTTTAATCTAACATTCGATTTAATGACAATTCTATTATACAGCATTTTTTACAAGGAATTCTTAATTGCATTACCATTTATTATTGCCGGATTTTACGGACAACGCAAATGTAATACAATTCTCCTATATATTTATCAATTTCACATAATAACTTCAATAATTATAAATGTATACTTATCTTCAATAACAAGCTATCTCTGGCTAAAAGTAGGTTATATTATAAATACGCCTATTACTTTCTGGTATCTTTACACAATTTGGTATATGACAATCAGAATAAGAGGCCTCAATACGAATGATAAAAAACGGTTAATCGCTGGTTGGACGCCTAATGAACTCATTTGAGACACATACGAATCGCTTCACATGCATCATTTGGCGTATGTCGGTCAATCAGTTTCGCAATCAAATCTATATAGTGCGATGTCATAAAACGGGCGCAAGTGTTGTGATATGAAGGACCGACATGCTCGCAAAAGGTCTCTCCGTAATCGATTATATCAGAAATTGTATGATTTTCATTGATGAAAAAATTAATGCGCTTTGAAGCGTAATTACAGAAGAAGCAATCCGTCAGATTCAATCCGACCTTTTCGCAGACGTGAAGATTTGAGCAAATGATTGATGTATCTTCTTTTTTGGTAATCATTTGAATCATTTTGTCTCCTTTATCTGCAACCATTTGAACACAATTGTTGAATTTCATCTTTGGAAGATGATTACAATTAGTTTTCATTATGTGAAGCGCATCTTCACGTGTTGTTCTTTTGGTAATATATTCCTCCGATTTTGAAATAAGAAAATCGCAAATGGAGCAATAATCAGTCTCTTTTTGTTCAGTTGGAACTGAAGGTTCCTTTGTAGTTTGTTTTTTTGTAATATAGGGTCTTGTTATTGCCGGAAAAAACATCGGTATTGCGGACGCCATTGTTATTAACAGTAAAAATGTTAGTATTTTTATCATTTTTACAAGACATAAAAATTAATTGAAAAATCTTTCATTTTTTATATTTGCCTTATATTTGCTTCATTGCGAATGTGTCCCAGTTAAAATTATTGGACCATTTCACCCTATTATCAATATCACTGTAATTCTCTCTTTGAACAATATGCTGGTCATTTGCTAAATAGCAGTTATGATGAGGATGAATATGGGTCGTGTAAAACCAATCGATGCATTGTTTATTGTGGAACATATCATCAATATCCATTTCAGCAAATTTAGAGAGAATAATGTCATACATATTTTTACGAACAACATAAGCATGATTACACCATATAGTTCCATTAATCCATCCATTTGTAATTGCGGTATGATGTGTTAATATACCACCGTAATATATCATATTCCAGTCCGCTGGGTATGGCCTCATTTCGTGTATCTTTGATAAATCGCGGAATACGATATCATCTTCTACGACCATAATTTCATCCATATTATTTTCCTTTGCGTATTCAATTGCTTTAATATGTGAAAGCAAACATCCTATTATTGGACGCGCATTCATCTTATTTACGAAGACGTGATAATCCACATCATGGAGGTCCAAATAGCGAGTTATTAATGCAGTCCTCTCTGGTCTCTCCTCAACTGTTATTACGTGAATTTTATGGGGGATTAATTTATTGAACATTGGGAGTGATTTGATATTATTGTAGAGGATCGTTTCGAAAAGATGAACGCCGTATATTTGTGCGTTTTCGGGGGTGGGTGTCATCGCCATAAATTTATGTGTTTCTACCCACGAATATGGAAAGAGATACTCATGGTCCAATATTTCAATCTGGTATTTTTGGATGTAGTAGGGGTATTTCTTTATGAGGTTGATATTACTTTCACGAATATGGTAGGCCCAAATGTCCATACGTAGTCCGGACCGAAATTTGTCAAACCAGAGCCGTATGAATTCATTCTTTGGACTACAAGCAATAAATGCGTTTATCAAACTATCTCCATGACCTTCGCGTGAAATATAGACAGATTTATTCGATTTAAGAATTTCTCCAATATTGCGATAAACATACATATCAATATCTAAATAGATTCCACCGTGTTCATATAATAGGTTCATTCTACAAACATCGGCCTTGTATTGGAAGTGGTGGAGTGGAAATCCATCAAATTCTTCTGGAATTGTAATTGGTTTTATTTGGACGTATTTTTTAATCTTATCCCAGTATCGGTTATTAACGGGCTCTTTGTTGTTATAAAGGATAATCTCATATTCAGGGGACATTGTTCTAATTATTGAACTAATACAGTGATAATGAATATTATAGAATTCAGTCTCTCCAAAATAGAGAAGATGGATTATTTTGGGGATGGGGGTTTGTTCCCTTGGGTAAAGCATCGATATATTATATTCTGACCATGTTCTTACTGAACTTGTTATTTTATGGTTCATAAGGAGCTCTTCGTATAATTCAATCGAACTTTTTGAAAAGGCGTGAAAAAACATAACCATGTGGGCTTCATCATCATCTAAATCTTTGAATAATTCGAGGTAATATGTTGAATATTCTGATAGGGATTCGTTGTCTCGGGCGTGATAAAAATTACAAATTTGCGAATATAATTCTGCTTTTTTGAGATGTTTCATATTTCTTATAAATAATAAAAATTGATTAAAAATACGATTCAGTTTTTATTCATTAAATTCGTAAAATGTTATCAGTTCAACAACAACTTGCAATTAGAGCAAAACGATTGAGAATCGATTGCTTAAAAAGACAAAGAGAAATATCTGATAGAGAACTTTTATCGGAAGTTTTTTCTCAATGGAAACTATACAAGAGATTCTATGAACAAATCGCAATCATTCAAAAATTTATGAGGTCATTACGATATGTAATCAAAATGAGAAATTTGAAGAAGAATCATCGAGAACCAGACTCTGCAACACATACAGCTCAACAAGTTGACTTGTTTATTAGAATGGAACAAAATCGAGATGAAGGAATCGGTTTGTCCCATGATTTGAAGAATGACCGATTGACGATTTTGAGTATATTTCTTCGTGGATTCGTTAGAACACATAACCCAGTCGTTGATGAACAAAGGTTCACTCAAAAACTGAGGGAAATGTTGAGTCATGATGAATTTGATATAATCAAATTAGCTTATGGACAATCATTCATTGAATTTTTTGAATCAACTAAAAAAACAGTATATGATATTCGATATGGATGTTCAACTCATAGAAGTATGCACATTCGTATTTCAGGACTATTGTGGATTCTTTACTACTTGTCATCTGAACGACTTCCAAAAAGTTGGTTCTCAAATCCAGAATCCGACTTTGAGTTTGTCTTTGAAGAACTGCGCACAATTGTTAGCCAGAAAGTTCAAGAAGAAGATGAACATCATCGCGCGATTATGGAAATGGGACCACCAGAACAACCAGATTATTGTCAAGAGACTTGTTCACAATGTGGTTGGGAAACAATACAGCTAACTTGCTTCAATGCAGAATGTATGCGAAGGCGCGAAAGCGCGTGTGCTTCTTGTGGAAACCCAATTGAAGGAAGCAATGCGGTTGAAGTTGATGGAATGCGTCTTCATCGAGATTGCGCAAATCACAATCAACACAATTCACATTTTCACGATCATACAGAATGTTCTGCTTGTGGTTGCTCATCAAATGATATGTCATTTGTTGAAGGGATTGGTTTGGTTTGTAGTGATTGTATAAGCTTGAACCAATAGCGGAACAACAACTTAAAAGGAATTGTCTTTTATAATATAAAAATGGATACACAACATATTTTAGAACATAATAAAAATATTCTTGATAAATTAAAAACATATCAGGAAGAAATAAATTATAAAATCGTGGATAAATTAGATTATTCCAAAAAGATTCAGAAGATTTTATTAGATAGGACAGTATTTGATAAAAAGACATTTTCCAGTGATAAACTTGTTCCACTATGTCTCAAAAGAGTAGATAGCAATGTCATATTGGATAAAGACGCGTCCCATATTTTATCCCAGTTAAAAACTGTCGATTTTAGGATTGTTCGATCGATTATTCAAATGATTTTCAGTCGTCTTACGAAAAACCGGAAGAACTATTCATCATTTGCGAAAAAAATTCACTCTTTCTTTGATGATGAAGTCATGACATCTTGGGATGAAGTGGAGTCGCGTCATGGGGAAAATGTCGTCTTTTATTTGCTGTTTTTATTCGTCCAATCTACGGATGATGTGATGATGTTTATTAGTGAGAAGCCGGTGGATGATATGAAGGGAGCGACCTTTATTCATAAGAAGCGGGTTCATTTGATGCGGGATGGTCTCTTCAATTTTTGGCAGTTATTGAATTATGATAATCATATGACGACGACAGTTCCTTTTGTGGGGGATGAGCCGAAGTGCGAGTATGAGTTTTATGTTTATTTGGTGTTCGACCCGCGTGTCCGAAAAGCGTCGCTAAGTGGATTTCGTATAAACGATGTGGTTAGTGGATTCAAGTTGCTATTTCATCCTCCGACGGTCCGTTTTTTGAACGAGAGGAAACATGACGTTATTTATAATCATTTATATGTGTATTTACTGACATTCGAGGCCTTTTTACAGCGGAACGTTGTTCATTCAATGAATTATTTGTTGGCGGGGAGCGTGATAAAGAGCGCTTATAATGTTCGTGATTGTGCGGACGTTGATTTCTTGGTGCTGGACCACGAAGGAGACATAAAGGATTTTTATCCGGAAGTGGGTGTGTCGGGTATTTTTGAGGATTTTGGGAAGACCTATTATGGGAATGAGGAGTATTATTTTCCGATGATTCCGGAGATGTATGAGAAGCAGAAGAAGATGAAGGATGCAATGAGGGTGGAACCCAGTAAAATGGAGGACCCTTTAACAATTCTGAACAATTTTCCAAAGTATTCGGTCAGTGGATTGAAGGCGGGGCGATATA